GGGGCAAAGGATTTTTCAATAGCATTTTCAACCATTGAATTAAATCCAATGTTAAAAATAGATAGAGCTTCATTTTTAAATTTTATTACATCACTAGATACACTATTTAGAAGCCCGGCAAGACCTGGTTTTACTCCACTAGTGCCAGCGACAGTTGCAATTACATTGTTAAGGTTTTTTTCAAGAATTTCATTAATCTCATCTAGGTCTTCTAAAAATTCATCAAAGTTATTACCAGCAGCCTTTAGATCTACAATGGGCTTTGATACATCAACAACGGCTTCTTTAATAATAGAATTTATTTCATTTGCCTTAATGTCAGGTACAATAGATTTTAGCGATGATGATATTGCTTCTATTGATCCCAACGATATAACCTCATTTAAATTTGTTTCAACTGCAAGAGTATCATTGGTAAGATTTTTACTTGTTTCTTTAAGCACTGTAGATGCAACAGGTTCTAGTGTTGCCTTCAGGCCTTTCATATTTGAAGTAAGCTTTGTGATTGGTAGTTGGCCTATAGATTGAGTCGGTATACTACCCTCTACGTTTTTAATCATATCACTAGAGGCATTTAAAGATATTATACCACCTATTTCCTCATTTACTTTAAGACCTGCCTTAGATGTATTTTCAAGTATTTGTTGGGCCTGGGCATCATTTAATTTTTCTTTTACAGAGTGGTCTAATTTTTTAGCAGTTGATGTTACGGTAGCCGCAATAAAGTTAAGATCATTTGACAGTGACATAATTATACTCCATTAATAGATGCTTCATACCAAGATAGGGCATCTGTTGCATATTTAGACCGTGTAATATACTCACTATCCTTATTAGCAGGGTTTTCATATCTATCAAGAAAAACCCACGTTGCGTTATTATCGCCTTTAGGACCGTTTATTCTATTACTGTTTATGAGCCTACGATGCACATAAGAATATTCTGACGCATCAGTATCTTTACCACCTAATGAACCGTTTAAAGTATTAACCAAATAACCCAACTGCCCAAAGAAATCACTTTCGGGTAAATTTCTAAGGTTGACATAATTTTTTAATTTATTCCATCTAAATCCTGCATTAGCACTATTATTCCATTGTGCCAAGCCATAAGAATTACCGTTGTCACCCAAAGCAGTTGGATCAAAATACACATTGTCCTTTGCATTAAAACTTTCTTTTGTGAGGTTACCTACTATACCAGCAGCCTGTAATGGTGTATATCCATTTTGGGTAAGATAACTCATAATAATTACAGATTTTTTTACCATGGCTGATGAACCGTAACCACCAGCAGCCCTATCAACTGTATTGTAATTCTTTATAAGATTATTGGGTTGTATAAACCCATCATGCTTAATAGTACTACTTGCGTCTACACTGCTGCTTGTGGAACCTCTATTAACAGTGGTTCTCAATCTTTGTTGGGTTGCTGATTCTCTTTCTGTGGTAAACATTGATCCTAATACAATAGGAGACTGTGAATTTTCACCATCCAAGAAAAATCCATAAACCCTAGCCGGTGGATGTATCTGAGGTATTTTACCAATACCTGATGTCCCGGCTTCTGTGGTGGGTATTAAAATGTCTGCCCAAGGTAAATTGGCATTATCAATATCGGGTCCATGAATACCAAATATTCTTACCTTAATCTTCCCAGGAAAATCTTTATTGATTTCAATTGCGGTGCCTATAAACCAACGGGTCTTATCTCCATAATACATTATACTCTCCCGGCCAAAGATTGATTCTCAACTACACGAACACCTGCTTTAGATACTCTGTTGGCTAGTCTTGATACCTGAACACTTACCCTTGTTTTTTTATTATGGGGTGTGAATAGATGTCTTTTAGTAATTATTAAATGAGGTCCAGATCTTTTATCATCTGATAAAGAATAATTATGTTGATTAGTACTTAAACCAGTATCTTGATTTACAGCAATGTTAACTTGGCCCCCCACACTTCTTGACGTATCAGTGGCCAGCCATATCATACCAGCCATTTCAATATCATAAACATTTTTTGTGAGATAATGCATAGTAGCATCTCTTACTACATCATTAAGAAATGAACGAGACTCATTTATACCTTTTTCATTATTAGGCGCAAAGTTACTTGACTTGAGAGTAGTATACACTTGAGAATTATAATCACCTAAAGTCGGTGCTGATATATTTGTTTCATTCTGGTTTGAAGGATCAGGATCAAATACATCATCATCTACCAAAAAACTCAATGCATTTTTATCAAATATATTTTCCAACCAAGGCACAATAAAATTTCTAAGATTCATACTTTGATTATAATACGTACCATCATTAGTATCAACGTTTTCATATCTAAACCCTAGACCGCCATTTTGAGCAAGTTTAAGTGTATCTTCTGCTGTAGAGTATGTTATTGAATATTTACTTATATTATACATCTGCTCTATAAAGTTACCAGAAGTATAGGACATAGCCGGATTAAACGTAGCTGCTCTATCTTTATTAAATGGTTCTTTTTCAAGTAGTGTTTCTAGATCGGTAAAAATAAGTTTATCACTGTGTATACTTGAATAGAGTAGATATGGCATTCCATGAGAAGTTGTAATTTTACCAAGAATAGCCTTTACTGCATCAAGAGGTTTAAGGAATGGTACATTATACCTCATATCACCCTGTACTGACTTTCTAAACGGATTGCCGTCATTAAATTCAAAATCAATTTCTTTTTTAAGATTATCTTTTAATATAGTTTGTATAATATCCTCGCCACTACCAAAATAAGATTTACTGATCTTCTGAACATAATTAAAATATCCATGGTCTTCTATAAGAGAAATATGATATACGGATGTACCTTCATTGTGTTTATTAAATTTGTTTATTCCATTAATGACAAAGTTTTTAGTAGTAGTAAACACATTTGATTCAGATTCAGTAAGAGGTGTAGAAATATTAAATTGAATTCTTTCAGTGCCAATGATGCCAGGCATTTCAAAAAGATTAAGATCATCAACATATATCATCTCGGCCGTAAGATATGCCTTACCTAGATGTTCATATATACTAAATTCACTTATACCCTCTTTAATGTCAATCTTATTATCAACATTAGGATTATCAACCGACATGCGATTTGTATAAAAGTATACTGAACCTAAATCAAAAGATTCTGGCGTCAAATAGGCCATGTTAAACCCTTAAAAGTTTATTAAATTGTAAATGCAGCTGTCGTGCAATTCGTGGAAGAAAAACATTAATTTGTCTTAACTCATCATTTTCTTTGCGTAGTTGTTGACGATAGGTTACTCCACCAGCACCTGTTGTATCACCAATAAATTGAGCAATATTAACCCCACCAGTATTTAGTACATCTAGGTCTATCCATTCTCCATCTGCATTTTCATAATGATGAATACCAAGGGTTTGGTCCTTTACTCCTACAACTCTAAAGTTGGGAATAGAACTTGGTACCTGGTTCCAATTGTCAATATTGTCTTCACCTGGATCAGAATATAATCTGTCACCTGCGTTAATTGTAGTAGATGAAATAAGAGCATCAGCTGTTGCTGTATTAGCACCAACCTGAGGAGATGATAAAGTAATTGTAGGTATAGATGTATAACCAGTGCCTCTGTTAGTAATGGTAACAGCTGTTACTGATCCATTGGCAATTGTTGCGATTGCTGTTGCGCCTTCACCATTACCACCTGTTATGGTTACTGTAGGAGGGGATGTATATCCAGAACCTGGGTTAGTAATATCAATGTCTCTTATCTCAGTTGCTGGCTCTACAATTAATTGTCCAAGCATGAGATTTTTCTCTATGATCTTACCTTTAAAGGTTGGATATTCTGCGGTGTTGTAATCACTAGATGCAACCCAATCACCTTTATACATTCCTACTGCTATGTTGTTATCAGTCTGAATTGCTTTGTGTGGGTAGAATTCGTTGGCCTTTTCAATCAATTCAGATTCATCTAGCGGCCAGCCACTTACTCTTAACTTATCATTTAAAAGATAAAATAGATAATAATATTCAGTTGTGCCATAAAGTTTGTAAGAAAGTATGTCTGGTCTTTCGCCGTCCTGAATAAAGTATTCTGAGTAATAACTTAAATCATCTTTAAATTCATTAACAAGATCTATATAGGTGGTGATATTATCAAATAAAACATTTGATGTCTCTTCACCAAAATTATAGGTTGTAATTGGAAAATTAGCAAACATTGGCATAGTTTAAAACTTTCTAAAAGGTAGATTCTAATGGAGCGGGCTTTTTAATATCAGTAGCATTCATGGCACGTTCTTCAACAAAGGTTAAAGAGATATCTACTTCCTGAGGAGATCCATCTGTATGAAATGCCATAGTGTTTGGATTATAAACAGCTTCAAATGATTCTAAGAAGCATGGCAGAATTTCTGTTCCTATCTTAGTCCAGGTTTCTCCATATACACCTTCACCAAGATAATACATATCAATTTCCCACTTGCATGGATATTCTAAACCAGCAGACATACCCTCAAAGTTTAAAATTTCATTTCCAGCTGTTGTAGCACCAATGCCTTCATCATCACCATTAAATATTTTAGAATCATCAGTTAGAGATGGATACATATTTTTTCGAAAGAAATAAATTATGTCCTTTATCCTTTGAGACTCTTCAGCGGTGCGGGGTATCAACTTAAATGTAAATCTAAATGATCTTAGAGCAATGCCATTTAAAATATTTCTTTTATTTGGATTTACGGCAATGCCTGTCGCTGATGCGACCGCGCCTGCAACCTCTGGCATACTGGCTTTTTGGGCTGCTCTTTGTACAGCAAGTGAAGTGGCTGTATTACCAAGATTGCCATTAAACAAAGCTCCAAGTGTCTGCCCTACCATTTTAGACCCGGCATCCATCATAGTACCTACACCAACATTAGCACCCATAGCAGCTGCTCTGGCCCCCATAAAGGCCGCTCCACCAAGCATACCTAATTCAGGCTGAGTATAATCAATTTTATCTGCAATTTGTATAGATTGTGGTAAAAATAATTCAACAGAGCCTTTATTTGTTTTGCTGTTTCTTAACTTTTGGGAGTAATTTATACCTTTATGTTTTTGCACATCAATAGATTGTTGTGCTGCTTTCTTGGCTAGATCTCTATTTGGGAAAAAACTTTCATTTGGAACATTTGGACTTATTTGACTACTTACTACCGAAACACCAGCATCCCACAATCCAGCATAACTTTCTTGGATAGCTCTAAACTGAACTTTAGCCTTATAGTCACTATTATTTTCTATTGGAAAGTTATATGACCATCCACCTTCTGTGACTTCTGTTTTAAGCATCGTGTTTTTATCCTAATAAATATTAAAAAACTTTAAAGTATTTATAAGGTAATTATGGCATATTCTGGAAGATATAAGGTAAAGAACAGAAGCAAGTATAAAGGTGATCCAGATAATGTAATATTTAGATCTTTATGGGAGAGAAATGCTTTTAAGTGGTGTGATGAAAATTCGTCAATACGTTCTTGGTCATCAGAAGAAGTTGTTATACCCTACTTCTATGAAGTCGACAAAAAGTATCATCGTTACTTCATGGATCTCAAAATTACCTACAGTGATGGCAAGACTTTTTTAGTTGAGATCAAACCCGAGAAGGAAACATCTCCACCAGAGTTTAAGGGTCGCAAGACAAAAAAGTATATCTCTGAAGGAATGACATACATAAAGAATATGAACAAATGGGCTGCAGCTCAAAACTATGCAGCAGATAGAGGTTGGGGATTTCAGGTTTGGACAGAGAAAGAATTATCCTCAATGGGTATTCTGCCTAAACCAAAAAGAACTCTTAAACCTTTAAAACCCCTAAAAGTGAAAAAACGTAGATAAATAATGGTATGTCAAATTTATTTTACAAATTAGAAATGGAAGCTTTCCGCAACGGTATTACACCACGAACCCAGGAGTCTCGTGAATGGTTTCGTCGTAAGGCTTCGGCTATGAGAAGTGTAAATAGAAACGCTCTTATGAAAGAAGAACCAATACAATTGTCGAATAGACAAATCGTTGGTTCAATGTATATGTTTTTCTATGATCCAAAATTAAAATCAACTCTGCCCTACTATGATAGCTTTCCTTTAGTGATTGTTATTGGTCCCGCAGAAAAGGGATTCTTGGGTCTTAATCTTCATTATCTACCGCCAATACTAAGAGCCAAGTTCTTGGATAGCCTGTTAGATATTACGAATAACAAAAGATATGATGAGACAACTAAATTTAATGTTTCATATAATCTACTTAAAAGAGCCGGTAAATATAAACACTTTAAACCATGTGTAAAGCATTATTTAAATGAACATGTCAGAAGTAGATTTGCCAGAGTAGAAGCTCCTGAGTGGGAGATTGCTACATTTCTTCCTACCGCTGATTTCCAAAAGGCTGGTAAGAACAAAGTATATTCTGATTCAAGAAGGAAAATCTAATGGCTGGTACAGTTGATCAGTTTAAAAGTTTAGTAAGTGCTAAAGGTGGCCTTGCCCGTAATAACCTATGGCGTGTAAAGCTTCCAAGCCTCCCTGGTGCTAGATCAGAGGAAATGAATATACTTTGTAGAGATGTTCAGTTACCTGGTAGGCAGATTACTACCAATACTTTTAATTATGGTTTAATACAAGAGCGTGTTGCTAATGGATTTTTAATCCAAGATGTATCTATGACATTCCATGTTCTTAATGATTATGGTGTAAGGGAATATTTTGAAACATGGCAAAACCTTGCGACAAACACAAATACATATGAAGTGGGTTACAAAAAAGACTATTCTAGAGATGTTGAAATAGAACAGTTTAAAAAAGTCAAAAGCCTGCCTCAAAGATATAGACAAGAATTCTCAAGTGGTATAGGTAATGCTCTTCCTAAAATTTCTGACTTTGAACTTGGCGAAACTATTTTAGGTCTTAATGATCAGCTAAACGATCTTGTGATCTATAAATGCAAACTAATTGATGCATTCCCAACAACTATGAATGCAATACAATTGAATAATGAGATGGATGGTATAGTTGAATTAAATATTCAATTAAGTTTTACTGACTGGAAAGCTCCATTTGTCGTATCTCCATCAAATCTTAAAGATGCTTTGACTAGTACAATTAGATCTAACATTATAGGGTTTGTAAATAATATTTTTTAATTAATGAGGCTTTGAAATGGCTCTACCCAAACTAAACAATTATCCTAAATTTAATACAGTATTACCTTCTCTCCAACAAAAGATTCATTTTAGACCCTACAATGTAGGTGAAGAAAAAGTATTGCTTATGGCATTTGAATCTGATGATAGTCTAATGGCTGCTCAGGCTATTCTTGATATAGTAAAACAATGTATCGAGGAAGACATAGACATTAATAGTTTGTCAACCTTTGATGTTGAATATATGTTCTTACAGATTAGATCAAAGTCAGTTGGTGAGACAAGTACTATCTTGCTGAGATGTGAATGTGAGCATCCCAACTCAGTTGATATTGATGTATCTACTATTAAGATTGAATCAAAAGAATTTCCAAATCCAAAAATCAAATTAAATGATGA